TTCTGCAGGTGGAAACTTAATTACTGCAACATCAGAATCACACATGACGGCGGGATCACAAACAGCTGGTCTTATTGCAGGTGGATATGCTCCTTCAGCAAGCACTAAAACAGAAGCCTATGATGGGACAGCATGGTCAACAAGACCATCAATGTCAACAGCAAGAGGAGGAGGAGCTGGACTTGGATCAAATTCAGTATCTACTGCAGCTTTAGCTGGAGGTGGAAACAATCCTGGTGGTGATACAAATGCAACAGAAGAATTTACTGGTGAAGCATCCGTTGTAAATGCTAAGACATTGACAACTAGTTAAAAATAGTTATATTAGAAAGTATACACGAAAGGAACCATATGACAGAAAAACGTAATATACATGCATTAATAGAAAAAGAAGCACCAAGCTTAAATAACTTATTAGATCCGGAAGATGTAAAAGAGTTTAAAGCTATGACATCTGAGCTTAGAGATACTTGGACCAAGAAACAAGTATTTAGAACAGAGACAGAAATGAGAATGTCTGTTCTTCAAGATATGAAATATCCAACAAAAGCTGCAAAGTATTGGCAGTGTGTTAGAGAACAAAACGTATTCTTAGAAAACTTAATGAGTCTATCATTTGATTGTAGAAGATCAGAAGCTAAACTTAAATGGTTAGAAAAAAAAGTAGAGACAGAACAAGACGAATATAAATTAGAAAAATATAAAATAGATTTAGACGAAGCTAGATATGGTTTAGCTAATATGCAACTTGTTGCAAGAGACCGTATGAGAGAAATTAAACTATGGTCTACATTAAAAAAAGAATTTGATGACGGTACCTTTGATACTAAAGATGTCAACAGACACCAACTAGATTCTTACCATATGATTATGAAAAACAAAGCAGAGACATTAACATCAGGATCATCACAACCTGAAGTGTTTAATGTGTTAGGTCAATTAAAAAGTATAGAAAGAGTTAAAAAATCAGGAGAAATGATTTACAATAAGAAAGAGCAATTAACAAGTGACCTTGGAGCAAAAGAAAAATAAAAAATTATTTTTTTTAATAGCACAACCTAGATCTGGAAATACTTTACTAGCGTCTATATTAAATCAAAATCCAGAAATAGCGTGCACTGGTAATTCTATTACATTAGAAATAATAAAAGAGTTATATTTGTTAAAAAATACAGATGTGTTTCAAAATTTTCCTGACCATAATTCTTTAGATAATGTGTTAAGTTCTGTCTACGATAGTTATTATAAAAATTGGCCTCAAAGTATAATTATTGACCGTGGACCTGTTTTAACAAATGGCAATATAATATTGATGCAAAAATATTTTAAAAAAGAATTTAGGTGTATTGTTTTATTACGAGACCTAATGGACGTATTAGCAAGTTACATGAAATGGTACACAGAAAACCCTGATGCATTTGTTAATAAATTTGGTTCTAATGACGAAGAAAAACTTATGTATTTAATGAAAGATGATGGAGCTATTGCTAAAGAATTAAAAGCTTTACAAAGCTCATTAAATTATCAACACTTATGTTGTTACATTAAATATGATAATTTAGTTGCTAACCCCGAACCTGAAATAAAAAAAATATATCAATTATTAGATGAACCATATTACCCACATCAATTTAAAAACTTGCAACAATTAAATATTAATGGTATAGGTTACAATGATACAGTATTAGGAAAGGATATGCATACAATTAGATCAACAATACAAAAAATACCTAATCCTTATAAAGATAGAATACCTCAAAGTATTAGAGATAAATATGAGCACATTAGATTTTAATTTTATATTTTTAGGTCAATCGGTATTAAGATATAAAGTACCGCTTGATATTTATCATGTTATAAATCAAGTTTATGAATCTAAATATCCTCAATTAAAACCTGCTAACAAACAACTAGTAGGTAAAATAGAAAAAGAACATAGTTTATTTTTTAATGGTGAAGACACTTCTAAAATGATTAAACACAATCATTTACCAGCTGATGTATTAAACTGGTTTCAAAAAATGTTTGAACACTATTTAAAATGGAATAAAGTAAAAAGATATAAAACACATTTTAATTCTATTTGGGTTAACACTATGTTTGAACATGAATATAATCCAGTGCACGTGCATCAAGGATCAATGTTTACAGGTTTATCAAGTGTTATGATTTTAAAATTACCGCAAAGTTTTGGTGTAGAATATTCTGCAGCAGACGCACCACAAAATGGTAAACTACAAATATTAGGTACAGCTAGTGGACAGTTTGCAAATGTAGACTACCAACCAAATGTAGAAGAAAGAGATTTTTATATATTTCCCTATGACATGAGACATTGTGTGTATCCGTTTAACGGACCTGGGTGGAGAAGAACACTAGCGGCAAACATGGATGTAGAATATAACCCAATTGAAAATAGAGGAGTAGAATAGTGTACGACAATCAAATTATAAAAGAACCTAAATGGAAAAGTTGGATTATACAAACAACACAACCGTTATTTACACCCGATCAATGTAAACAAATTATTGATTGTGGAAGAAGACAAAAACCTCAACAAGCACAAGTAGGAATGAATAAACCTGGTGGTGGTACGGACACAAGTAAAAGAGTTACAACAATTTCTTGGATACCATTTAAAGAAATGGGTCACATGTATCAAGATCTTGATAGATTTATACAAAGAGCTAATTTAAATCATTTTGGTTTTGACGATGTTAGAATTACAGAAAATGCACAGTTTACAGAATACCCTGTAGGTGGGTTTTATGATTGGCACATGGATTGTGATACACATATGGAACACGAACCACCTGTAAGAAAAATATCTATGACATTGTTATTAAACCATGAGTCAGAATTTGAAGGAGGACATTTAGAAATAGGTGCACCTAATAAATTTGCACCTTTAAAACAAGGTAATGCATTATGCTTTGCATCTTTTATAAACCATAGAGTACAGCCAGTAACTAAAGGTATGAGACAATCTTTAGTTGTTTGGTTTGGAGGCAGACCTTTTAAATGATTAAAGAACAATTTTTTCCAACAACCATATATGGTAAGGATGTAAAGTTAGACAATAGATTGTTTGAACACGAAATAAAAGAATGGTCTAAACGAGATCCTGGAGTTAAAAAAACAAATAGAAACGGTTGGCACTCTACAACAGAAATGCATAAGATTCCTGTGTTTAAACCTTTAGTAGATGAATTATTTATAATGATGAACGATATATGGAAAGAAGAGTGGTTAGATAGAGAGCCTGTGTTAGGTAATATGTGGGCTAATATAAATCCGCCAGGTGGATACAATGCTCCGCACATACATGCTAACAGTTTGTTTAGTGGTGTTTATTATATAAAAGCACCTAAAAATTCTGGTCAATTAGTTTGCAATGATCCAAGACCAGGAGTGCAATTAAATATGCCTACAAGAAAAAAAGGACAACCACAAAAACATCTGTGGAGAGAGGTTCACTTACAGCCACAAGAAGGTAGAATTATAATGTTTCCTTTTTATCTTTGGCATTGTGTTGAACCTAATTTATCAAATGATATAAGAATATCAGTAAGTTTTAATTTTATACAACATGGCTTTTAATAAATATCAAGTAATCAAAAACGCAGTTAGCTATGAACTAGCTAATTTTATATTTAATTATTTTCTTCTTAAAAGAGATGCTGTAGATTTTATGTATAAAAATAACATAACTTATGACAACGGCATGCTTGGAACATGGACAGATAAACAAATTCCAAACACTTATTCTCACTATGCTGACATGGTAATGGAAACTTTAATGGTAAAAGTCTTGCCTAGAATGCAGCAAGAAACAGGATTAGAATTAATACCAACATACTCTTACGCTAGAATCTATAAAAAAGGTGACGAATTAAAAAGACATAAAGACAGACCTAGCTGTGAAATATCTACTACCGTTAATTTAGGCGGTGATCCTTGGCCAATCTTTATCGATGGTACAGGTCAAGATACTGTTATAGATGAATACAAAAATATACATAAACCCAACGCTCCAGCAGGCACTAAAGTCTTGCTTGATGTTGGTGATATGCTAGTATATAGTGGCTGTGAACTCGAACATTGGCGAGAGCCTTTTGACGGGAACATTTGCGGTCAAGTATTTCTACATTATAATCATGTGAATGGCCCATTTGCAGACAAAAACAAGTTCGATGGAAGACCTATGTTGGGTCTACCATCATTTGTAAAATAGTATTATAATGAGGTTATATGTTACAAAAATTAGGATTCTTACCTGGATTTAATAAACAAGTCACAGAGACCGGGGCCGAGGGACAATGGTTTGATGGTGACAATGTAAGATTTCGATACGGCACTCCTGAAAAAATAGGTGGTTGGACACAGTTAGGTCAATCAAAATTAACTGGTGCTGCAAGAGCTGTGCATCATTGGGACGATAACGCTGGTATTAAATATGCAGCTATAGGAACAAACAGAATTCTTTACGTTTATTCAGGTGGAATTTATTACGACATCCACCCAATTAGAACAACTTTAACTGGTGCAGATTTTACTAGCACCTCTTCATCAAACATTGTTACGGTAACATGCACTGGATCTCATGGACTTGTTGAGAACGACATTGTAATGTTTGACAGTGTAAGTAGTGTACCTGCATCATCAACATACAGTGATGCAACATTTGAAGATCAAAAATTTATGGTAACTTCTGTTACTACCACAACAACTTTTACAATAACAATGGCAAGCTCTGAGACTGGCACACCTATGACTAATGCTGGATCGACTTCTATACTTTGTTATTATAATGTAGGACCAGCTTTACAATTAGGTGGTTATGGTTGGGGCACAGGTCTATTTGGCGGTACAGCTTTAGGACCGTCTACTAGCACATTAGCTACAGCTTTAACAGATACGGTTACAACAGATGTAGTATTAGCAAACAGTGCAGCCTTTCCATCTACTGGAGAAATTAGAATAGGAACAGAGGATATAAGTTTTACAGCAAACAACACAACTACAAATACTTTAAGTGGTGGTGCAAGAGGAGTTAATGGAACAACTAAAGCAACACATTCAGGTGGAGCTACAGTTACAAACATTTCAGGTTATGTTGCATGGGGTGACCCATCATCTGCTGACTTTACAATTGATCCAGGTTTATGGATATTTGATAACTACGGTACAAAATTAATTGCACTTATATATAACGGTGCTTGTTTTGAATGGGATGCATCTGCAGCCAATGCAGTAAACACTAGAGCTACAATACTTTCTAATGCACCTACAGCATCGCGACATGTGTTGGTATCTACACCGGATAGACACTTAGTATTTTTTGGTACAGAAACAACAGTGGGCAACACTGCTACTAAAGATGATATGTTTATAAGATTCTCTTCTCAAGAAAGTATTGATCAAACAGATTCTTACACTGTTAAAGCAACCAATACTGCTGGTACACAAAGACTAGCAGATGGTTCTAAAATTATGGGAGCTATCAAAGGTAGAGATGCAATCTATGTATGGACTGATACTGCATTGTTTCTTATGAAATTTGTTGGTCAACCTTTTACCTTCTCGTTTGAACAAGTAGGTACAAACTGTGGATTGTTTGGCAAGAATGCTTGTATGGAAGTAGACGGTACAGCTTACTGGATGTCAGAAAACGGTTTCTTTGCTTATGATGGTCAATTAAAATCTTTACCTTGTTTAGTAGAAGACCATGTATACGACGATATAAACGCTACATCTAGAGATTTAATTAATGCAGGATTAAATAATTTGTTTGGTGAAGTTAGTTGGTTTTATTGCACAGCTGCCTCTGATGTTATTAACAGAGTAGTTACATATAACTATCTCGACTCAAGTCCAAAACGACCTATATGGACAACAGGTACTTTACCAAGATCAGCGTGGCAGGATTCAGCAGTATTTGATAAACCACACGCTACCTACTATACGTCATCCGATAATGCCTCGTTCGATGTTACTGGTAATACTGACGGTGTTACTATATACTATCAACAGGAAACAGGGACTGATCAGATTGATGCTGGAGGATCTGTAACTGCTGTAATAGGATCTATTACATCTGGTGATTTTGATATTACACAGAAGAGAGCATCAACAGGACAGGTAGTAGGAACACCAGACCTTAGAGGAGACGGAGAATACATTATGAGAATTAGCAGATTTATACCTGACTTTATTAGTCAAACAGGTAACACTGCGGTTAAATTTAAAACAAGAATTTATCCAAACAGTGCAGAACAAACTACTACATTTAGTTGTAGTTCAAGTACAACTAAAAAAGATGTAAGAGTTAGAGCAAGACAAATTGCATTAGAAATTGCAAACACGGGATCAAGTGAAGATTGGAAACTAGGTACGTTTAGATTAGACATACATCCTGGAGGCAGAAGATAATGGCAAAAAAACCAATTGTTCAAGGAGGGGTAGATAACTATTTAGGTAAGCAACCACAAGTTGTTGCACCTAGAAAATGGCAATCTAGTCCTGACGCACCTCCAACAGAATTAGCCTACATTACAAAAGCGGAAAAAGATTTAATACTTAAAAAAGACCTACATGGGTCATTAGCTAAAGGTCCTAACATGGGCCCATCAGGAATTATGTCATTAGATAGTTTTGGAGATGCAGGTGGTGCTGGTGCTTCTGGGGGTGATACAGAAGCTGGGGGCGGAGCTATGGAAGGTAGAGGTTTTTCTGGTAGAGGATCAAATGAAACTCAATCTGGTTTTGATGCAAGAGTTAGAAATCAAAATGAAATTTTACAAGCAGCAGAAAGACAACAAGCTCAAGATCTTGGTTATAATGAAAGAGCAGACATAGGTAATTTTAGATCTAGACGAGGTCCATTTGGTATAGGAAATTTAATAAGTGGTGCACTAAGTTTTGTAAATCCTGCTTTTGGCCTTATTAGTAGGGGTATCACTTCAATACCCGGTGTATATAATAGATTTAAAACATCTGATAATTTAGCTGATTTCATTGGAGGTTTTAGAAAACCTTCTACAATTGAAGAAGAAGATCAAACAACTTTAATAGACGAAGTTAGTCCAGATCTTCCATATGCAAAAACTTACTTACAAAGTTTACAACCACCTCTTGTTATGGATAAAGGAGTACTGGCTACTGATAGATTTACTGACAATAGAACAAACTTTGGTTTAGATGATATGGATGGATCGTAATGGCTAAAATTGTACAATCATTAACAAGAGCTGAAGAAGAATACAGCAGATCTAACTTACAATCATTAGTAAGAGATCTTGATGGTGTAATAACAAAATTAAATTCTTCATTTCAAGATGAAGTTAAACAAGAGATAGAAGCTAAAAGTTTCTTTTTAGAATAATGGCAGTAGTAAACCAATATAGATTTTACGGTAAAACAACAACAGCAGCAGAGACAGTAACTCTGTTATCTCCTTCTGTTAACGAAACTGTTATTATTAAATCTTTAAGAGTTACTAATAAATCAGGGTCTAATACACCTACAGTAACTATTAAAAACAACGCGTTTGAGATTGTTAATACACAAACATTAGTAGCTGCCACAAGTGTTGAGATATTATCTTTACCTTTGATTGTAGAGGGTGGCACAACTCTTGCCTATACAACAGCAGGCACGGCCTCTGATGGCGTAGTATTTGGTATTAGTTATCTCAATATATTAAAGGAAAAAACAGACTAATGGAAATAAAACAAGCAAAAGTAGAAACTACTTATAGACATAAAAAAACTGGTGAAACTTTTAAGGAAAGAAAAGACTGGGAAAACAAAGGTTTTAAGAACGAAGAGATGGCACAAGATGTAAAAGTTATAATGCCTGCTCTTGATTTGTTTTCAAAAACCAAGTAAACATAGGAATTAAGGTAAAATTATGGCAATTTCTAGAATGCAAGAACCCAGACAACTCTACGGATTAGGAAGTATCGTTAAGAAAGCGGTACGTGGTGTTAAGAAAATTGCTAAAAGTCCCATAGGTAAAGCAGCTATTGGTGGTGCATTAACATTCGGTATACCCGGAACAGGTATTGGTGGTTTATTTGGAAGAGCAGGTTTTGGTGGACCAGCAACAGGTTTATTCGGACAACAAGGAATAGGTGCTACTATGGCTGCAGCTAAAGCAGGTCTTGCAAAAAGATTTGCACCTGCGGCGGTTATGAATGCAAGAGAAGCACAAATTATGAGAAACGCTGGCGGTGCAGGCAAAGTTGGTTTTCTTAGTTCATTAAATCCTTTCGGTGGTAATTTTAGTGGTAAGAATGCATTTCTTACAGCAGGTGCTTTAGCAACTGCAGCACCTTTTATAGCAGATGCTATGGCTCCTGAAGAAGTTGAAGAAGAAGTAGAGGAACAAATAGATGTTGGTGGTATTAGACAAAGTGCAAGAGATTTTTACAGAGGTCTTGGTGGAAAAAATTTAGCATTCATGCCACAAAAACAATATGTACAACCA